GTGAAGGAGGGGTCTCAGCTACACGTGACAGAGCTCCCACCTGGTCAGTGGATCCAGGATTTCAAAGAGCACTTGGACGCTCTCGTGGAAAAGGGGACCATACAGAAGTTCGAGAATCACTCCACAGAGACCACACCCGACTTTCGCATCTGGGGGGCGGAGGGTATGAAAGACGTGACCCGGGAGCTCGGGATGACCAAGACGATCCACACCTCGAACATGCACCTGATCGGCCCGAACGGGGCGGTCAAAAAGTACAACAGCCCGGAGGAGATCCTAGTGGACTATCTGGAGGTCCGGTTGGCCATGTACAAGAAACGCAAGGCTTGGCAGCTCAAGCAGCTCGAGACCGAGGTGAATTGGCTCTCTGAAAAGTCGCGATTCATCCGAGACGTGGCCGTGAACCCTCGGCTTCACGTATTCAACACGCCTCTCGAGCAGATCCACGCCCAGCTTCGGCGTGAAAAGTACGACGAGACGCTGTGGCCCAAGCTCATGGACATCAAGACGTACCAGTACACAAAGGAGGAGGTGACGAAACTCGAGGCTCTATGCGAATCCAAGCGGGGCGAACACGCGAGACTCAAGGCTACGAGTGTGGTGCAGTTGTGGAAAAATAACCTGAGTGAAATTTAGAGATGGCCAATCAGGCCTTTGACAAGGTGCTCGACTTGGAGCGCAAGGCGCAGGCGCCAGTACTGGACTTTTTCAAAAACAAGGTTCCACAGGCTTTTGAGAATGTCCTCAATTTTGAACGCAAAATTCAAAAGGATGTTGTGAATTTTTTTAAAAAGGAAATCCCTGAACTCGTCGTCCCGCCGCCCGTCGCACCACCCGCCTCCGTTCCAGGTGTGAATATCGTTTTGAATCCAATTGAAATTAACGGATTCTATTTGTTGACCGGAAACAACTATGTGACATTCTACGCCACCACTAATAATCCAACTAGGCCGACCCTTAGTGACAGCTGGGTAGCCACAGGTATTACAGGCCTTTCAGGACAGCTTGCGGTCACGCTTCCAGTGGACACCAATTCAAGTATGCAGCCTCGGGTGGTTGCGATTTCAGACACCACGTCAGAGTCTTACATATGGTCTTTTAACATTCAATCGGACACTGAACAGATTGTAGCCCCCTATCAGACCGTCACGGGCGCAACTCTTTATCCACCTGGTCAGATTGATTACACGTCGCTGAAGCGGAAGGGTGTCATCTCAGGTTATTATGATGTTGTTCAGAATGTCACGAATTACATATTAACAGCCGACCCACCCGCAGGATTTGGTATCGGTTGGACGGTTGAAGACCTCACAGGACTGCCTCCTTGTCGCGTCGTTTCATATACCGATCTGACTTATAAAAAATGGATTGCCGGCACCCTAGTTCCAAAACGAGAAATGTTTGCCATTCTGACTCCCATCGATGGGAGCACACCTGAAAACACAAACGAGCACGTTTATACAAAGGCCATCGTCAAAGAACCAGGGTTTATGAGTACATTCGTTCCTGCTAATTTCACAAATTTTGATAAAAGCATTGAAACTTCTCTTCAGAAATTTCAAATTGAAATTAATCAAAACGTAAAAGGTGGAGCAACAACAGTACCTCTCCGGGATCTCAATACTGGTTTTAAATATGAAAATCAGGAAAGAGGGCCTATGAGTGACGTGGTGGGTCGCGGTTTCAGTTCAGGGTCTGTGATGGCTCTGCACGCTATAGGTCCACAGGAGGATCACCTCCTCTTGGAAGATTTCACAAAGTCTCAATGGAATCCTGATTTCAAACGTCACACCAACTCCGTCATGTACCAACGCGTCATTCCTTTCCCACCTCCCAACCCTTCGTACCAGAATCAGACGATTCAGTTAGAGCTTTTACCCACCGAGCTCGGCCATCTCTTGTCGAATATGTACCTCAAAGTGACCATGCCTGCTTTGCCCGGCGGTGCGCAGTACTCCTCTCAGATTGGACGCGCCTTGATAAAGCAGGTGGATCTCCTCGTGAACGAGACGGTCATCGAGACCCTCTACGACGACTGGTACATCATTCGCGACCAGTTGTTCCTGGACGCGGATGAGCAGACGGGCATGTTTCAGGCGGTCGGTGGCTCGAACATCAACTCACAAGTATCGACCGATTACATCATCCCCCTCGAGTTTTTCTTCTGCCGCCGCAAGACCCACAACGACCACGATGACGATCGCCTCCGCCGGCCTTATTTCCCTCTCTGCGCCATGTGGAACCAACGTCTGTACGTCCGCTTCACCTTCCAACCCAACACGTGGTGGTGTAACGTGGCCGCTCCACACACGACCGACTTGGTCCTTCCCAAACTCGTGACGGAAGAAATTTTACTCGAAAATGCGGAAAAGCTGTACTATACCAACACACCCCTCAAGTACATCGTGAATCGCGTAAAGAAAGAATCGACGCTCACATTCTCGGCGGGAAACCCGCAGCTCCAGCTCACAGCCTCCTTCCCGGTCCAGACACTCGCATGGTTTTTTAGGAACAAAAATTACGAAGACGTATCGTCAGGTCTTTATTCAGATTCACGATACAACTACGGATACACGACCCAGTACATTCAGACGGGTGTTCAGCTCAATTTTCCATCAGGAGTGTCTAATTACGTCGACGTGATTGATACTGCTAAAATTACACTAAATAACGTTGATATTCTGAGCACGTTCCAAGGGTCGCTGTACTACACGTTCAAGCAGCCTTTGGAGCATGGACTTTCCATTCCTTCAAAGAGTATTTATAGTTATTCGTTCGGTCTCACGCCCAAGGAGTACAACCAGGGTGGGTACCTCAATTTTTCAAAGCTTAATTCGCAGACGACGACCCTGACGCTGGTCTTCAACCCGAGCTATGCAACGCAGATTTCTCAGGGGTACAATTTGTATATGTTTTACTATGGCTACACTCTTCTAGAGTTCCAGGGGGGGTTTGCTCGTCTTCCCTATGTTTGATAGGAGCCTTCTCAAGGTATTCGATGATGGCGTTCTGTACGCACCACCTGAGAAAGTTCAACTGGGCGCACGTCGTCGTGAACCCTTGAAACTCGACGCGCTCCGTACGACAAAAAGGGTCGAACAGCTTCTTGCTGTAGCCATCCAGACTCGACTTGTAGGCGACGTGGACCGTGAACATCTTCCCGGTCGGCGTGGTGTACGTCACGTGGTTAGCCTTGGCGTAATTCGTCACGAACCACTCGAGTTTGCGTAGGGAGATGCCCCTGCGGTGTCCCAGAATATCGTGAAGCTTCTCACGATTCTCTGGTACATCAAAAAATTTAGAGAGGCTCGTCAGAAGAAGATCCGACTTGCTCATTAAGTTTTAGAGCTCTCAAATCTCTAACTACACTTCCCAAGGTGCTTTGACCCTCTCCACGAGCTTAGGAGCAGGCACCGGAACTTGAGACTGATGAAACCCACAGTACCCATTCTCTTTGGGCACCTTGAGACACCTCTTTTTGTTCTTTAGAATTCCCTTGCAGAAAGAACATTCAATACCGGCCGTGTCCTTGACCAACTGTTCAATAGGTAAATCGTAGGCTTTTGAAATCACCTTGAGAGTCTCGGATATCTGAAGGCCGACTCGGCGCGAAACCTCCTCTTCAATGAGTTCCAGAATCTGTTGCTCCATTTCGACTTGTTATTTTAGGGTGCGAATCGTTTATAGGACCTTCTTGGAGAACATGGACAGGAACGCCTTGCGCGCCGCCACCTCCGTCGTGCTCTCAGTCTTGGCCATAAATTTACGATCGAAAATAAGGTCGGCACTCACGAGCGGTTCGAGTAGATCCTGTACCGGCTTTTTAAACTGGTTCGTAAAATAATACTGGAAATCAAGCGGTACATTCTTTTCTCGAACCCACACAGGATCCTCCGCCTTTTCATACATTCTCCCTTCTCCCTTGACAATCACAAAAGGGACGCGGTCGCCTTGTTGAGGCTCTGAACCCGGCGCGCGCAATCTGATCTTGTCACGAACCGCCACGTGAGGCATCGGCACCTTGTACGCGGACGCCAGTTGCTTGCTCATCAGCAGCTTCTCGATAGGCACTTTTCCTTGAATCAAGGTCTTGGCGGCTTCTCGCGCAAGTTCGATTGCCGGTCTCGGATCGCTCGACTCGAGAATGAGTTCGAGAAGCCTTTTTAGGGTTTCCCGAACGAAAGGACAACTGTCACGCCGGACAACCTGAAGGCCTTTGATGTCAATCTTCTTGAAAACGACCGTCCCGTCCCGTCCCTTTTCGTACATCTTCGCCGCATAGCGTTTCTTACTGTAAAGTACGTACGGTGCATAGACCTTCTCAAGCTCTAGATCATTTG